AGTTCTTCATCTTGGCAATCTGACGCCAGGTGAAAAGAAGAGCCAGGTCGATTCGCTGCTTCTCACCCTCAGAGAAAGATGGGTACGAGAAGTCATCACGGTACCGAGACTTGATCGTCTCCTCGAACGCTTCATCCAGGTTGAACGAGACGAAGAAGTCGAGAGTCTGAAGGTATTGGTTGATGAGCTTGTTCATTACCGGCAGGTATTGACGAATGATCTTCGTCTTGATACCAGTGTCCTTGAGCATCTCGGACATTGCCTGGTTGTAGGCACCCTGCTCGTAGTAGATCGACTTCTGCGTGGACAGATTTTCTTTCAGATCCAGAAGTTCCTCAAGCTTCTTCTCGGCCTCCTCGAGGCTGGCATCCTTCATCTCTGAGTTTTCCTGCTGGAACTCAGAGATGTACTTGGTATGAAGCTCGACCTGAGACCGATTGGTACGAATGAGTTGTTGGATCTCATCTAGCCTGTTCATCGTAGCTGCGATTTCTCCCAGAGAATCTTCGACCTTTTTCAGTTCTTCAGCCAGCTTCGTCTGACCTTCTGTCAATTCCTTGGCAGACTCTTTGCAGGCATGAATCTTCTCAGCCTTAAAGGCGGGAACAAGCATCTGCGAGCACGTGGGGCAATTGTCATGGTTCTCGTAGAACTTGGCATCCTTTACCACTCGCTGCATGTTCGATTTGATCTGAGCCTGGTAGGAAATCAGCGTCTGCCTCTTCTCCTCTGTCTTCTTGAGAGAAGAGCGTGTGTCACCTGGAACTCTGTCCGCCTCTGCCTGAAGTTCTTCGTTCTTGGCCTGAAGTTGCTGTACGATCAGGGTGTGTTCCTCGATTTTCTTCAGATTCTTCTTGACATTATCTGCATTACGATGCTTGATCTCATCGATGAACTTATGTTGCATCGAGATCGTACGGTCGTTCACATCGGCCTCATGGGATGCTGATCCTAGCTTGTCTCGAAGTTGCGCAGACTTCTCCTTGAGGATCGTGTTCATCTTCGTGAACACGTTGATGTCCAGAAGGTCCTCGATCACCTCTCGCCGGTGCTGAGCCGGAAGTTGCATAAACGGTATGAAAGATGAGGATCCGAGAACCACGATCTGGTGAAAGGACTTGTGGTTGAGCTTGAGTATGTTCTGCTCCAGAACCTTCTGGTAGTCCATCGCATGGGACTCCTGGTTCACCATCTTTCCGTTCTGCCAGATCTCGAAGATACTTGGCTTGATACCACGGCGAACCACGAACTCAGCCTTGCCTACAGTAAATGCAACCTCGACCTCACAGTTCTTTCCGTTGATCGAGTTTACGAGCTGAGGCTTGTTGATGTCTCGGTGCGGCTTTTCAAAGAGAGCGAACGAGAGGGCATCAAGCATCGTGGACTTGCCTGCACCGTTTGGTCCGACCACGAGCGTGGACGAACGGTTGTCCAGATTTATCTCGGTAAAATCATCCCCCGTGGAGAGGAAGTTCTTCCACTTAATATGACGAAATGTAATTGCCATGCCTTAAACGGCCTCAAGATTTTGTGCCTCTGCGTACAGTTCGCGAAGCTTGATTTTAATCGTATCCTTGTTCAGTTCAGTTTCAACTGCATCAACATATGTATCCATCAACGTGGCGGTGTCGGTGATGGCATCAACGGCATCAGATGAGATGCGATCTCCGCTGAATTCGTCATAGCTCTCTGCGATCTTCAGTTCGAATGGATCTTGCTTCTGCAGGCGATCAATGAAGCGGTCAAACTTGAAGAAGAACGTCTTGTTTGCCACCACAACTTTCACGAACTTGCCCTTGGCATCAGTTACGTCGATGCTGTCCGGATCGAGACGCGCGTCGTTGTAGATGAACTTGCAGTAGATCTCGTGAGGATTACGAATCTCATGAAGTTCCCTCGTGGCAGTATCGAACACATGGAAATACTTCCAGTCCCCTTCATCCGCCCAGGTCATCTCGAATTGAGTGCCGAGGTAATGGATATTGCCCTTCTTCGAATTCGTGTGGAAGTGACCTGACCAGACCTGCTCAAAGCGAGAGAACAATGCAGGATCCATTCCACCGTGAGACTGGACCCCCTTCATCATATCGTAGCCGTTAAGCTCGAGGTGACCACCAAGGATCGAGGCGTTGCAGGTCTCCACAAACTTCATCGACTCTGCGTAGTTCTCTGGATTGATCCAGGGCAGAAGCGCCACGTTGCAGCCGTCATAGTTCATGACCTTTGGCTGCATCACGATGTTGACGTTCTCCAGGAAGTATCCCAGAAGTTCCTTCAACGAACAGAGCTCATTCGTATTCTTGTAGACCACATCGTGGTTACCAGGAATGATATCCATCGTCATTCCCATATCACACATCGGTTCCAGGAACGTCTTGCGATTATGGTTCAGTGCCTTAAAGTTGATGAACTTCCGATGGTCATAGTAATCCCCCAGGTGCAGGATCTGCTTGATGCCATGCTTCTGGCAATAAGGGAAGAACACTTCGCCGTAGAACTTGGCGAAGTAGTCCAGGAATACGTCGGAGGAATTGCGAACTCCGCAGTGAGTGTCGTTGAGAACCGCGATCAGCATACCAGCTCAAGCTGAGACTTTGACTTGTGTTTTTTCTTGAACTCTTTGATCTTCTTGTCGACCTCGTTCTTTCGATCGATACGCTTTTTCAGGACGTTAATGAAGCCAGAGTCCTGAATGATTGCTCCACCAAATTCATCCTCGGTATTGGACATGAAGTCCTCGAGACCGGCGTGCTCGATGAACTTAAACTTGATGTCCTGCTGCTTCTTCTCCTTCATGATACGGCGAATGAAGGCATAGTAGCAGATCTGCGTGAAGTACGCAAAGGCATTCGGGTAGCCAGTGCGAGTCGTGGCAGCAATGTTGTAATTCATGATGGCCTTGATGCAGTTCTCCACGGCATCCATGACCATCTCTTCACGATAGGTGTAACGAATGAAATTGGGCTTGTGAGAAAGGCCCTCGGCGATCTTTAGGAAGCAGCGGCCGATGTACTCGGTGATCCGTGGAACTTCCTTTGAGTCCTTCTCGGCAGCCCTTACGGACTGTACGTACTCGAGAACAGCCTGTGAGAATTCACGGTTGTTCACATAGTGTTCGCCTTCCCGTTTTGATTTCTTCACGGGAGGTTTGATTGGTGTGTCAGTTTCAGTTGTCATTCGTCAAGATATTTTCATCCTCACCCTAACACTAACTAACCTGCACCAATTGTAAAATAGAAAGCTTTGGCCAACTATCTATTTTACACCGACCTCGATATCCGGTATTTTGTAACTGCCTTGGACAGAGGGGGCAGTACATCAGTTGTTCCGGTAGTCTAGGCCATCCTGGCCAAAGTTCAGGTTATCCCAGAATGATTTAGGCTGTTTCTTCTCAGCTGGTGCAGGTGACTCGCCTGATTTGAGGTCACGGATCTCAACCAATTCCCCGTAATGAGTGGTGAGGTTTTCATCTGGCAGAGCAGCAGAGATGATGTGATCCTTGCGAATCATATGCACCCGAGTGGCAGAACCTAAGAACCAATCTGAGTAAAACGTTGAGGCCTTGATGCCATCAGCACTCTTTTCGGTGATCACATTGATGATGTACGGATCTTTGATGAGAAGATTCTTGTCAGTATCCGAAACAACCTGGCAGATCACCGTTTCTCCGGAGACCAGTTTAAGAACTACTCCGATGTCGTCGAATGTCATTGAATTGGTACCTCGTGGATCTTAAATGTGAATTTCTCTGAGCCGTACAGTTTGATTCTCTCGGCAGCGTGGTTCAGCGTGTAATTTCTATGTTTCTTCCAGTGAAGGTCATCAGCGATGTCAAACACCTTTGTGGGTCTTCCATCATCTGATTTTCTGAGGCCTCTGCCGATTGACTGAAGTATGCGTATTTGAGATTTAGATGGTGACGCGAAGATGATGTTGTGCAGGTTTCTGATATTTATACCGGTGGAAAACGTACCCATGGATGCCACAATGATCGCATCCTTCTCCTTCTCGGTGATGGCACGGATTCTTTCACGCTCATCAGTCTCAACGTCACCAGAGACGAAGAACAACTGACGAGTTCTGCGAGGGAGTTCGTTGAGCTTCTCGTCGATCATCTGGTACAACGGTTTGCCATGTTTCTCCACGTAGTTGTACAGGATCAGGGTATTTCCATCCTGAGCCATGGCCAGATTTCGAATGAACTTATTTCTGCCCTGGTGACCTATGATGAAGTCGATCTCCTGCTGGTAATCATATTTCTTTGCCTCCTGACAAACCAGATCAGAATACTTCATGAGTAGAACATCGATCGAGAGCTGTGCCAGAGCGTTGGAATCCATTAATTCCTTCGTGGTAGTGACGCGATGAACCGGACCAAACAATCCCTCGAGAACCAATTTGTGAGTCTGCGTGCCATCCAAGGTTCCGGTCGTACCGATACGGTACTTGGCATCCCGTAACTTTTCCATGATTGAACTCAACGATTTTGCCTTGAAGGTGTGAGCCTCGTCGCCCACGACCATTCCGTATGGTTCGAACCAACGAGCATCCATCTTGTAGATCGACTGCCAGGTCGTAATGACCACACGAGAGCTGATATCCATCTTCTCTTTTCCAGAATAGATTTTGTGGCACTCCGCCTCGTTATCCCAGCTCTCATCCAAAGTTGAGTAGTCCCTGAAGTCAGTGAACATCTGTTCGACCAGGGACGTTGTTGGGACGATGAGCAAAACCTTTTTGTATGGATTCTCCTCGAGGAAATACCGGATCAGACAGTAGATGATGAGTGATTTACCAGATGCCGTAGGACTGAGCAAGAGAGAACGGTAATGAACCAGAGCATGATGAATCGCCTCGAGCTGGTAGTCACGCGGCTCGATCACTTTTCCGTTGGCATAAA